GGCCCGGCGCGGGTGCCGCGAAGTCGGTCCAAAGGACAAGCGCGGACGGAAGGTGGACATGATCGGGAGCACATCGGGGGACGGCAGCCACACGCGGCCCGCCTGCGCCAAGGCGAAGAAGTTGCCGGCCTGGTCGAGCTTGTCAGTGGACACCGTTATCGGGATGCAACTCATGTGGGGCTGGTGGCGCCCGCACAGGTCGAAGAAGCTCACTGCCGGCGGCGGTGGGCGAGGCGGGCAGCGCAACCGTGAGCCTGGCGCAGGTGCACCCGCCGCACGGTCGAGGTCGGCGGGTGTCGGCCGTTAGTGGGGAACTTACGAAGCTCAAACGAAAGGGGCTGAAAGCACTGCCGAAACCTTTCGGCCTGATTCCGTTGTCGAGTTGACTTCTGGCGGTGGGAGTTGGGCTCCGGGCCGGGCTGCTCTGGGGTGCGCTTTGATTCCGTGCCTCGGCACCGGCTTCGCCGCTCGCCGCATCCTTGACGCACGCGAGATTCACCATGACGCCTGAGCAAGAGCAAGAGTGCCGCGAAGAGGCCGAACGCTTGGCCTTGTTGCCACTGGAAGAGCAGCTGACGATCCTCGCCATCTATCGCGAGTGCGCCCAGAACCCGAAGACGCCGTAGCACGAGCGAGAAGAGGGCCAGTGGGTCAAGATTTCCCATCGGTCATCCCATCTCCGTCCGGCCTGAGATCGGCCAGAAGGCGCTAGATGACCGCGCTCAATGCACTGGTCGGCATCGACTCAACCTCGGCTCCATCTCGTCGCCTCCACCAGTTTGACGACCGCCACGGATTTGCCAACCCGCCGTGGGCCGTGCCAATTAGGATTGAGGCCGAAAGCTGCCTTCGACTCCCGCTTTTTCTCGGCACTTCTCGATCCGGCCATCGTGCCATTCCGACTCTACTCTATTGACACGGTTCGGGGCGTGACGTAGGATCAGGACAAGAACGACGAGGACACGAACATGACTGTGGCGGCGTACATCAGGGTCAGCACTCGGCGGCAGAACGACGACGGCCAGCGGGCCGAAGTGAAGAAGTGGCTGGACGCCAACGGCATCGACCCGACGAAGGTAGAGTGGTACTGCGACAAGGAGAGCGGCACGACGTTGAAGCGGCCAGAGTTCGACCGCCTGCAGACCGACATCTTTCACGGCAAGGTCAAGACGGTCGTGCTGTGGAAGCTGGATCGTCTCTCGCGCCGCCTCAAAGACGGCATCACCACGCTGGCCGACTGGTCGGAGCGGAACCTGCGGGTCGTCGTCGTCACCCAGCAACTCGACTTCAACGGCTCCGTGGGCCGCATGATTGCCGCCTTGTTGCTGGGGCTTGCCGAGATCGAGAATGAGTACAGGAAGGAGCGGCAGGCCGCAGGCATCGAGCAGGCGAAGAAGAAGGGCAAGTACAAGGGCCGAGCCAACGGCACGCTGAAGGGGAACCCCGGTCGTGTCGTTGAACTCAGTGACAAGGGGCTGACCGCCCCGGAGATCAGCTCGGCGTTGGGCATCTCGCTGCGGACGGTCTGGCGGTACATGGGGCGGGCCAGCCGGTGAAGGCGTAGGGCGAAAACGTCACCGAGCCGGGAATTGTCGGTGAAAACGGAACGCCGGTGGATAGATACCGGCATGAACACTACATCCATCCCCGGCATCTTCTCCCGGTACACACAAGAGAAGTAAAACCGCGTCCAGACGTGGCTCCGACAAGCAGAACGCGGAGGGCCACACGACCCGACGAGGCAGGCCCTGGAACCCAGTGCAGGTATCGCACGTGCTCGAAAGGGCAGGAGCGAGTCCTGCAGGTTGAATTGTTCGCCTCTGCGCCTGGGCCACCGCGTCGATCACCTGGCGCTCGATCACCCGATTCATCGGGCAGCAACATCCTTGATGCGGATGTTTCGTTAGCGCATCCCGGTGCGAATCGACTCCAGGGATGCCAGCCGCGACCTAGGTCCCCGTCATTGGTGCAATCTGAATGGGTTCCGAATGGGTTGCAGAAAACCGCTGTGCGGTCCCAATGGCCCCGGCCGCGAACCAGCCCCGATCATGGTGATGCGCCGCGGAGTCGAGGACTTGTCTGCGATCGCCCGCGCGGCCATCGCGAGAGAATCTACCACGTCGTCGTGGCTGTCTCGCTTCGAGTCGCCCGTGAATCGCAGCAGTTCGCCCTCCACGTCCTCCAGCGGGAACCTGCCGTTGTTTGCCGGCAGCCACAGGCGGCCCGCCTCCGCGAGGTTCAGCGCCGGGGCCGCGCGGTCGAGCTTGTCCGTCGTCGGGATGAACTCGATGCAGTTCATGTGCGACGGGTGTCGCTGGCAGAGCTGGAACGCCGCCTTCTGGTTGCCGCCCCCCTCGATGACCGCCTTGCCCACCCTCCACCGCGCGTACATCGCAGCAACGTGCGGAGCGATGTCCGGGATCTCGCACCGCAGGCGCAGACAGTCCAGCCAGACGAGCTTCCCGCAGCGGGTCACGCCCCACGCCGAGACCACCGTGTAGTCGGGATCGTCCTTCGCCAGCTTCTTGACGGTGGCGGCCACGTCCACGGTGAGGAAGCGATTGCGGACCTCGTCCGGCGCATAGGCGGTCTCCCCGAACATCCAGTACTGACCCCTGTCCGAGGCGCGGTAGTAGCGGAGCCACTCGCGCTTGAACTGCCCGCCGTCGAAGTCGTCCCAGATCCCAGAGATGAGCTGCGCGCGCTCGCGCGGCGGCAGGTGGTTGAGGCTCTCCATGTAGGCCACGGGGTCGAGCGACGGATTGTCCTTGAGCAGGGCCGGCACGAAGACCGCGCCGGGCGCGCGCGTCGCAGGTGTGATGAACCGAGCCTTGACGAAGTCGTGCCCCCTGCCGCCTGGGTTTGTCGCCCCGCGCATCCGCAGCGGCACCTTCGAGAGCGGGCCATCGACCGGCCTGCGCAGGCGCGAGAACAGGTACCGGTACCGGAACTCCGTGTGCTGAGTCAGCTCGTCGCCGCCGATGAATTGGTAGGCCGCCCCCTGGTACTGGTAGACGTCGTCGTCGTTCTCGAGGTAGCCGAAGCTGATCGTCGCCCCGCTCGGGAACGTCCAGCGGTGCTGCTGCTCGCTCCATTCCGCCTTGCTCGTCCACCACTCCTTCGAGCGCGGGATCAGCGCGTCGGGCTTCGTCAGGTCGGGGAAGGTCTTGCGGAAGAGGAGCGCGGCATAGCCGGGGACGTGCACGTACTGGGCGGCCGCCATCAGCAGGGCCTCCGATTTGCCGCCGCCACTGGCGCCGCCGTACAGAACCTCGAGGACGTCGGAGAGCGCGAGGAAGATCCGCTGCTGCGCGTGGGGCGGCCTAGCCGGCGATGACCTTCCTGTTATCCACGGGTTCCGCTGGACCGTCAGGATGTAATCCGCGACCTGCTTCTTCAAGTAGTCCTGCGATACCCCGCAGATCCGTGGGGGTGAGTCCGATGCCGAGAGAGATGTTGCCGCCATGCTCGTGCTCGTGCTTGATGGGATTGTCGCTGTCCCCCACGACTTGCGTCTTCTCGACGTAACCGCGGCTCTTCCCCTGGGTCTTGAGGAAGAAGCAGATCGCCCACGCTTCGCCGTTGTTCACCGCCTCGTGCAGCTTGGACTCCGCAGTATCGATTAGCAGACCTCGCTCTTCCCTGATGACATCCAGAATTTCCGGCCAGCGCTTGGCGTAGTCGTAGAGCACGGAGGCGTGGACGCCGAGATTCCGCGCAGCTTGGTAGACGCCGCCCCGCGTCGCCCGCACCGCCTGGATGACTTCTTCCTTCGTTCGCTTCGTGGTCCCAGCTGGTCTAGACATCTTTTTTTCGTATCGGGAAAATCGGGATTACCGCAATTGGTTGATATCGGCCGCCAGGGTGCGGTATTATTGTGTGCACTAACAAGTGGACCTTACACGACACCGGCGCCGGAACATTCTCCAGCAGCCACCTCGCCAGCGACCTCGACGCGGCAGGCGAGGAGGGGCCACCGCGAAGGCGACGACCGTCATAGCTCTCGATTTCCCGGCAATTGACCACGACGCGGTCGGCATCCGCCGCACTGCGGCAAGATATCCTCCAAATCCTATCCCTTGGCGCAACCCCCATTGCCGCCGCGCGTTTGACGGTCCCGAGCCGGCAACTGTCGGCAGCGATGGTTGGTCGTGACTAGGATTTCCCTGGCCATGCGCTCAACCTTCGCCCGAATTCGCGATGTTCCACGAATCCGGGGTCGTGAGCCGCACTTCCAAGCGCTGGAAGGTACTTTTGAATGGTTCGGCTTGAATATGATCAGCTGCGTTAATGATAGGTGGACCCGCCCGAAATGTCAATTTCAGGTCACGCACCTCGAGCCTTGGCTCTACGGCGGCGATGTCCGGAGATGTACCGCGCAGGGCGCCATTGGCATAATGCTCTGCCAGCTTCTTGACACACGCAAGTTCCGCGGCGGTTAACGTCATCGTTCATCGTTCTGACTCCTGGGCTGGCAAGCCTGGCGCCCAGCATCGTGCAGGAGTCGCCACGACGCGAGCGGCAGGCCAAACGGGTAGCTACTCCCGTCGTCCAGCTACAGCTGACCATATCCGCAGGAATCATCGGCTCCAGGTGTTCTGCTATTCGCATTCCGCTTTCGGCAGAAAATCGGCTCGATGCCAAGCTCGCATTGTTCCCGGAGCAGTCGGTGCGGTCATGAGTGGTTGCCGCGAGAGGCAACGAATGAGCCGCGCGTAAGGCCGAAGTGCAAGAGCGCAAATTGGGACCGACCGAAGAGAATCGTGGCCGACACATAATGCCTAATCAGGCACAGCAGATTCAGATCGTTTCCGCATCTCGTCGTCAAAAAATTGCTCACGTATTAGAGCAAGCTTCGGATGGTGCACGACTTCGTAGATTTTGGTCGCTGGCACAACCATCGCGATTCCAGAATTTATCTTGTTCTCTGTGCTTGCATCAGATTCGCCTGTGGATTCGCTGTCTACATCCGGCACAATAACATCCCAATGCCCATGAATGAGACCTAAATCACCGTGCGCGATTACGCAGCTGAGTTTTGCAACCCTACTGGCAATGCCCGGCGGTTGCGTTTTCGCAAGTAATACCGAACCTCGCGCA